GCGGACGCAGATGTATAATCGCCAGATGTGGTATAGGGCAATTTGTAAATGATTAACTGGACTAACACGACGGTAAAACTATCATCGCTCAAGCCGTGGGCGCACAACCCGCGCACTATGAGCAAGCGGCAAGCGCAGCGGCTTTTGAAGTCATGGCGCGACTTGGGGCAATTTCAGACCATCGCCATTGGGCCTGACTGTGAAGTGTATGACGGGCATCAACGGCTAAATGCTCTCTTGACCGTGTACGGCGCAGGCTACGAAGTCGCGGCGCGGCAGAGTGACAGGCCGCTTGACGATGACGAGCGCGGGCATCTCATGGCGGCGGCTAACATTGCGGCTGGTGCGTGGGATTGGGACAAACTGGCCGCGCTGGATGTTGAGGCGCTTAAGTCGTGGGGCTTTGACGATGAGGCGCTAAAACAGTGGAACGCGGACGCGGCGAATCTGGCGACGATGCTACAGGCCGAGCAACCGCAAGGCGACGCGGACGCCGAGCCGCAGATAGACAGGGCGGCAGAACTCAACGAGAAGTGGCAAGTTGAGCGCGGCGACTTGTGGCGCATTGGGGGGCATCGTTTGTTGTGCGGGGATAGTACGGTCAAGGCGGATGTTGAGAGGGTGATGGGCGTGGAGAAGGCGGATATGGTATTCACAGACCCGCCTTACAACGTGGCAAGCGAAAGCCGCAATTATGCTGCTGATAAATCAAGAGCGATGGACGATCTAAAAAATGCAGAGTGGGATAAGGATTTTGATATCGCTTCTGTTTTTCCGTCCCTTGAATTTGCGATGGCCAAAGATTGCGCTGTTTATATCTGTACTAGCCAGTGGCTAGTACAGCGCATTTGGGAATGGATGTGGTCGTGGTCTGATTTCTGCTCCTATTGCGTATGGTGCAAGCCCAACCCGATGCCGTCACTATCAAAGAGACATTGGACATGGGCGACCGAGTTGATACCGTATGCCGTGCGAGGAAAGCACGTATCGAACTTTCCAGACGATGGTCATGCGCTGAATTGGTGGAATATTGCGAAAGACAAAGACACAGATCGCCCAACGGAAAAGGTGATAGAAGTTCCGACGCTGGCTATACAGTTTTCAAGCAATCAAGATCAGATCGTCGCTGACTTTTTCGCTGGCAGTGGCACAACCCTTGTCGCCTGTCAGAACTTGCAGCGCAAATGCCGCGCCATTGAAATCAGCCCGAACTATTGCGCGGTCATATTACAGAGGATGCAGGATGCGTTCCCGTCTATTGAAATCGAGCGATTAGAACATGGCACGCCCTAGCGCACTAACCGACGAAATAAGCAAACAAATCTGCGACTCGCTCAAATTGGGCGCGACTAAAAAGGCGTCGGCGGAATCGGCGGGCATTGATTACGCGACATTCAACAACTGGATGAAGCGCGGCGCAGTCGAAAAGCGCGGTAAATTTGTCAAGTTTTTTAAGGCCGTGGGTCATGCTGAGGCGTTTTGTTTTCGCAACATGGCCGCGACGATTGCCAAAGCCGCCGCCGATGGTGACTGGCGGGCGGCGGAAACGTTTTTGAAGCGGCGCGACCCGGAGAACTGGGGCGACCGCAGTAAACTTGATTTGACGGTGAGCGAATCGGATGTTACAGCCGCGATTGAGCGAGAATTGGCGCGATTGGCCGGTATCAGCCAAGATCAAAATGTTGGCACGGCTACAGGCGATGAATCAGCCCGCGCCGATCAAGTTACCTGAACTGCGCGGCGCGATTCTTGAGGCGTTTAATAGTACCGCGCCGGAAGTGATGTTGAGCGGGCCAGCAGGTACGGGCAAGTCGTTTGCGATTCTGTGGAAACTGCACTACCTGTGTGCGACCAACAAAAACGTGCGGGCGCTGATCGTCCGCAAGACCCGCGAGAGTCTAACCGAATCGGCGCTGGTCACGTTTGAAAATCAGGTGCTAGGCGGTGACAGTGAAATCAGCAACGGCGCAGCGCGTGACACGCGAAAAGTTTACCGTTATCCGACTGGCTCTGAGATTATTGTCGCGGGGCTGGTTCAATCGCGGCAAGACCAGCGGGCTAAGATCATGTCTACCGAATACGACATCATCTACCCGCAAGAGGCTATCGAATTAACGCTCAACGATTGGGAACAACTGACGACGCGCCTACGCAACGGGCGCTTGCCGTATCAGCAGATCATCGGGGACACAAACCCCGATTCGCCGTCACACTGGATATGGTCGCGTGGTCTGAGTGGCCGAACAAAACTACTCAACAGTCGGCACGAAGACAACCCGCGCTTGCATGACGGCAAGGACTGGACATCATACGGGCGCGAATACTTAGCACGGCTTGATCGGTTGACTGGCGTCATGCGGGCGCGATTCCGTGATGGTCAATGGGTGCAAGCCAGTGGGTTAGTTTACGGCGATGTGTGGATTGACGGGGCAGACGATGGCAACGTCACAGAGAGGGCGGAATATGTGCCAGACGGCGGGCCGATCTTGTGGGCGGTTGACGACGGCTACAGCGCGGGCAGCGCAGCCGACACACGCGGCATCGATCCGATCACGGGACATTACGTTGCGGACGCACACCCCCGCGTTATCCTGTTCTGCCAACAGCGCAATGATGGACAGATCATTGTCTTTGATGAATCGTATGCCTGCCTCAAACTATCCGATCAGCACATCAAAGACGCAATCGCGGCGGGCTATCCTGAGCCTGAGTTTATCGTGCATGGGCCGGGCGCGGCTGAGATTCGCGGGCGTTTCTACGAGGCGGGCATCACGCCGCGCCAGTCCACGGCGAAGGTTGACGAGTCGATCAAAGAGTTACGCGGCGCGTTAGCCGCCGATGCGAACGGCTGGCGGCGCGTGATAGTGCATCCGCGCTGTCGGCACTTGCGGGCAGAGATGGCGGCGTATGTTTATGAGCCTGGAACTGAGACGCCCGTTAAGCAATTCGATCACGGGCCGGACGCGCTGCGCGGGCTAATCTGGATTCAACGATTTGATAAGTGAGGCAACATGGCCGACATCACAACACAAGACATCCTAGCGAACAGCGTCACGGAAGGCGACGTTATCCCGTATCGTGGCGGCGGCGTAGTCAACCTCGTCATGCCGTGGAGCGGCGCGCTGAACAATCTGGCGTTACCGTCGAATCTCCCGCCCTATTTCAGCGCGTCAACGTGGACATATACCCGTGATGTTGTGCTGCGTTCAACCATTCTGCACGAGCCGTACTGGGCAAATGCCGTAAGCATCGCGGGCGCTAAAGAGTCGGCCAAGTCGTTTGAAGTCACTGGCGACATTCCGCGCCGCGTGCAACAGGCCCACCAAATGCTAATCCAGTGGGGCGGTAATGGCTATGTCCAGTCGCAGAAATTGGGCGTCATGGATTATCTGACGACAAATAACGGCGAATTTTGGGAGATCGTCCGACAATCCAGCGCGGCGGGTAGTCGCATCGTCGGCTTAGTGCATCTCGATTCGCTGCGTTGTCGCAGAACGGGCGACCCTGATATGCCTGTCATCTATTACGACTTGCGCGGACGCCCCCACGAATTGCGCGATTATCAGGTAGTATCGTTAGTCGATATGCCCGACCCGTCATACCCGATTGAGGGTATTGGTCACTGCGCCGCCGAGCGTGTTTACCCGATCATCTACAAACTGGCGGGCATGATCACGGCGGATAACGAGCGCATCATTGGCGCGGGCGCTCATCAACTGGCCGTCATTACGGGTATGTCGCCCGCGCAAGTTTCAGGGGTGATGATCACGGCCAAATCAGAGGCGCAAGCGAAGGGCATGGTCAACTATCAGGGTACGGTCATCGCCGGTATTCAAGGCGATTCGCCCATTGACATTAAGACCCTGCAACTTCGCGGACTGCCTGACAATTACGATTACAAGGAGCAAATCGACCTTGCCCACCTTGCCTACGCAAATTCAATCGGGCTAGTGTTGACCGACTTGCAACCGCTATCGGGGCAAGGCTTGGGTACTGGCACGCAAGCGATTGTCGTTGAGGAAAAGTCACAAGGCCGCACGCTGGCAAGCCGTGACAAGGAACTAACGCACTTGCTTAACGAGTGGGTCATGCCCGATGCGGTGACATTCGCCTTTGGCGAGAAAGACACGCGGCAAGCGCAAGCCGAAGCGAATCTAGCGCAGACGCGGGCGGCTACTCGCGCCGCACAGATCGCCAGCGGTGAGATCACCACGACCGAAGCGCGGGTCATGGCCGCTGATGCGGGCGACATCCCCGACGAATTTGTACCCGATGACATCACGCCCGAAACAAGCGTAGATGACGAGGAGCGCACCGACGAAGCCACCGAGGAAACGCCCCAGCCCGATCAGCCGCCCGCGCAACCGGACGAAGCGCGGCCCG